GGATGCGGGGGGCGGGCGCACCCAGAGAGCCAGCCCGCAGCAAGGGCTACAGCCGAGACACCCTGAGAGGAATGTCTGTAAGCGAAATCAACGCCCACTGGGACGAGGTTTCCAGAGCGTTGAGGGGCTAAACGTGGTGCTTTCCCGAAGGATTCCTTCAAAATCCTTTGGCTGAGTTCATAAAACAACACAACAGTAAAGGAGAGAGTTATTTATGGCATTTGAAAATTTTATTCCGGAGATTTGGTCTGCACGGCTGCTGGACCATTTGGACAAGATTCATGTCTATGCCGGACTGATGAACCGTGACTATGAGGGCGAAATTCGTGCCTTCGGTGACACCGTTCACATCAACCAGCTGGGTGATATCACCATCAACGACTATGACGGCAGCGACATTCAGGCTCCAGAAGAGCTGGACGGTACCCAGCAGAATCTGGTCATTGACCAGGCGAAGTATTTCAACTTCCAGGTCAAGGATATTGACAACGCCCAGTCTAATCCTAAGCTCATTGACTCCGCTATGCAGAGAGCCAGCTACAACATCAATGACGTGATTGACTGCTATCTGGCGAACCTGCTGGCAGAGGGCTGCAAAAGTGAAAATATTCTCTATTCTGACAGCACAGCGGTGGTTCCCACCTCTGCCAATGCTTACGACTATCTGGTGGATTTGGGTACTGTTCTCTCTGAGGCCAATGTCCCTATGATGGGTCGCTGGGTGGTTCTGCCCCCTTGGTACCATGCTCTGCTGCTGAAGGATGAGCGGTTTGTGGGCAACGGCACCGGCTACAATCAGGCGGTTTTGCAGGGCGGTCTGGTAGGCGAAGCCGCTGGTTTCCAGATTCATCTGAGCAACAACGTTCCCAATGTGGACGGCACCAAGTACAAGGTCATTGCTGGCACCAACGCCGCCGGTTCTTTCGCAGAGCAGCTGGTAGAGCTGGAAGCCTACCGCCTGGAAAAGAATTTCTCCGACGCTGTGAAGGGGCTTCACGCCTACGGCGCAAAGGTGGTTCAGCCTGGCGCACTGGCTATGATGACGGTGAATAAGAAGTAAAAAAGCTCATTATCGGTCTGTTCGGGGAGAAATGTCGGGAAAAGGGCAGACAAACCGGACAGACCCAGGATAAAGGAGGGATAAAACATGACCAGCGAGGTATTGGAAAAAATGCTGGTTCGGCTGGAACGAAGGCTGGGGCTGGAGGAGCTGGACGATGAAACCACTGCTCTGCTGGAGGATGAGCTGTGGGACGCAGAGGGGGAAATCCTGCTGTATTTGGACTGCCAGGAGCTGGACACATGCTTGCTGGGCAAGGTGGTTGAGCTGGCGGAGGTATACTACTGGCGTGACCAGGCGGAAAACGGTGGTTTGAAGTCCAGCAGCTATACTGAGGGACAAATCAGCCAGAGCGAAACCTATCAGAGCGCACAGGAATATCGGGCAGCGGTGGAGGAAATCCTTCACAGCATTGCCAGATACCGGAGGGTATGATGCTGAACAGAAAAACCCCAAGAGAGTGGTGCATGGGCTACGCCCTCCACCGGAGACGGCTGGTCAAAGACCGCTACGGGGAACAAATCAGCCAGTATGACATGAGCTGCCCTGACGTGATTGTGGAAGCAGGAAGCGAGAACGCCGTTTGCTGGCAGAATGTGAAGCAGTGGCAGACGGGCGGTCAGCTCAGCACGGGAGATTCCTTGAAAGAAGCAGGAGAAACCAACAAATGTGTTTTGCAGGGAGCGTTGTTTAGTGACCTGGAAGTGTCCGAATATGACCGAATCGTGGTGGACGATGGGGTTTATGAGGTGCGAAAAATCCAGAAATGGCCCAATCACCGTTTCGTGCAGATAGAGCGGATAGTATAAGGAGGGAGAACATGACGGAAGCAGAGCTGATGCTGGTAGACCTTCGGGAACAGGTGAAGGAAGCACTGGAACAGATAGACTGTGACGTGGCGTTTTCCGTGCGGCAGAGCTATCCCAGAGAGCGGGCAGAGGGGGTGATAATCACCTACAGTGAATTTAACAACCGCTCTACTGACTGTTCCGTGGTGGATGAACTCAGCTACCAGATAGATATTTGGGCGTTTGACCGTGAAACAGTGGTGAAGCTCACAGAGGGGGTCAACCGAGCTATGTTGAAGCTGGGGCTCCGCAGGGCGTATATGGGGCCGGACAAAAGCGAGGACAGCAAGTATGAGCGAAAAACCATGCGGTTTGGCAGAAAAATTGACAAGCGTTTTATGCGGCTGGTGGACTGACCCCCATAAAACAGGAAGAAAGGAAGATTGCATATGGCAAAGCAGGGAATTGCAAGCATTGGCATTGAGCTGAAAGTAAATGAGGTTGCACTGAACTATGTGCAGGATATTGGCGACATTGGCGGCACCCCCTCCGAGCTGGATGCCACCTGTCTCAAGGACAGCATGAAGAAGAATGTGCCTGGCGTTCAGGACGCAAAGAATTTTGAGGTGACTTACCTCTTTGACAACAGTGCTGAGGACTCTGATTTTCGGAAGCTCAAGACATTGCAGGACAGCCGGACGGTCACTGCCGTAGAGGTGAAGTTCCCTGAGGGAACCGTGTTCAAGACCACTGGCTACATCAGCACCTATGTGGTAGGAGCGAAGGTGGATGAGTTGATTACCGCTAAGCGGATTGTCAGCTTGCAGAGTGATTGGTCTGTAACCAATCCCGCCTAAGGAGGAAACGGTATGGCGAAAAGATGCTATCCCTTGCGGCTGGATGGACAGACCGTTCAGCTCCGGCTGACGGTGGCTGGACAGCGGATGCTGCGGGAGCGGTACCAGGAGGATGTGCTGCAAACGGTGCTTTCTGCTGCCGGTGACGGAGAACGCATGGCGGCTCTGCTGGAAGCGGCACTGAACTGGGCGGGCAATCACAATGAAATTCAGGACGGCGAGGAATTATATGACCTGCTGGTTGACAACGGCTGGAGCGGTCAGGTAGATTTCGGCGGGCTTGCCTTTGACATTGCGGCACAGTCCGGTCTTATCAGCAAGGAGCAGGCGGAACAACTGAAAAATTCCATTGCCCAGGCGGTGGAGGATGCTTTCCAGGGGCTGGAACAGCCGGAAAAAGAAGAAAAAAACGACCCTTTTGGAGCGGACTGAACTTAGAAAATCTGCTCCAAGAGGGGAGCATAGCAGGGCTGTCCCTTTGGGATATGGAGGATATGACGTGGGGGGAGATTACTCAGGTCATATCTGCCCAGAGGGAACGCCTACGGCGGGAGAGCCAGAACCAGGCGGTGATTGCTTATCGTCAGGCGGGCTTGATTGCCAAAGCGGTGCTGGAGGGGAAGCTCCCTGAGCTTTGGGAAGCCTTCCCCTTCTGGAACGAGGAAGAAGTGAGGGAAATGCGGCTGGAGAAATACCGGCACATCATGGAGAAATACGCAGAGAGAAGGAGGGGAAAGAAGCTTGAGTGACAAAAACACTGGGACGGCAAAACAGCTCAATGATGCGGCTGTTGCGCTGACCAAGCTGTCAAAGGCGGCGACCAATGCTTCGGGAACGGTAAGGCGGCTACGGAAGGGGCTGGGGGACTTGTTCAGCTTCGATGAAATCAATCGGCTGAGTACCTTTGCTTCCAGCAGCTCCAGCAGTTCCGGCAGCTCCAAAAGCAGCGGGCGCAGAAGCAGCAGTTCCGGCAGCCGCAGAGGGAGCGGTAGTGCCACAGTTCAGCTGAATCTGGTAAAAGATTTAAGCCAATGGCTGGAAAAGCTGCTCAAGCCGCTGAGAGAACTTTGGTCAATGACCGACTGGGGCGCAGTGGAAGGGCTGGACAAGCTGACAAATGCGGCGGCAAAGCTGGGGGAACAGCTAAAAAGCGGCTTGCAATGGGGCTATGAAAATGTGCTGAAGCCTTTGGGAAACTGGGTCATGCAGGATGCAGCACCGGCGGTTTGCACTTTGCTGGCGGGAGCGTTGGAACTGCTGTCCGGCGTGCTGGCGGTGCTGGCCCCCATTGCCCAAACCGTGTGGGAGGATTTTTTGCAGCCGATTGCCTCTTGGACAGGGGGCGTAGTAGTTTCCGTTTTGGAGGGCTTGGGGAACGCCTTCCAATATGTCGGAGAAAAGTTGCAGGATTTAGCGATATTCATC